TCTAGTCATAGCTTCCACACCTTAATGCGTTTAACTCGTGTTTCAACCTGTTTCTCGTCTGGAATATCGTCGGGATCTGTTTTGCCTATTTCCTTGTCTAAATCCTCCTCGATCGTCTTGAAAATATCCTCAAGTTCATTCTCAAAAAACAGATCACCAATATCAATTTCCTCATTAACCGCCGCCAATACCTCTGGATCCCAGTCCAAATCTACCTGAGCAATTCGGTTTGCAGCAATTGCCAACTTTTTGGCTTTTGGATCACTGGCAGCCGGAATATCAACACGCCGCACAATAATCGGACGAGTCCCGTCCGCGTCAACAACGATCGGCTCTACCTCCTCACCAAATCGATCGTAGGCAGTCTCCAACCGTGCTGAACCGTCGAATATTTCACCATCAGCAGCACTCGTCATGGCACCAATAAAGCCATTATCAGCCATGCTTTTATCGAGCATTCCTAAACCGCGTTGAGTGTGGCGGTTAGCATTGCGCTGTTGAGGCCGGAAATCTGAAATTTTAGGCATTAAGGATCGTCCATTGCGGGTGGATCAATATTAGCAAAGCTCACAGAAACGATCGAGTAATCGTCTATCTGAGCAGCATTGATATTAGCAAAAGCCATACCCAGAAGGTTCATGTCCTCGATCGCTTCTGGATCAGCATTAGCAAAGCGGATTCGTTTTAGTCCGCTGTTGCCAATCAATATGGCTCGTATAGCATGGGTTCGTATCATTGGAATATTATCCACTGATTAGCAGTGGAATCGTAGGTAAACACGGCGCTTCCCTCGATCGTTGCGGGTGAGGTAATCGAATCACTGAGTTTATCCCTAAACGCCGTACCGCTTGCAGTGGCAGTCCAGGTGTATTTGTTGTCGTCAGGAATCGTGGTGAAACTAAACCCGTCCGTAGCAGTAGATAGAGTGAGCGATCGTCCAGAATTGCGGACTCGATAAACCCCATTATTTTCTAAAGAGCCAGCGGATGATGGAAGGCTCAAAACACCGCTATTACCAGAAAGAAACACCCATGCGGAACCGTTGAAATAAGCAGTGGCAGTGCTACCCAGAACGAATAGGGATAAACCAGCCGCCGGAGTAATAAAACTCCAACCACCATTAAACCAATAAGCAACCTTATTCTCCTGTCCGGCCCATGCTCCAGTGGCGGTGGCGGAAACGATATAAGCGTCCCCCGCAGCGGGAGAGCCGGGAGGCGTAGTCTGTTGCGCCAACACGCCATTAATCAGAGCGTCCAGGGTATAGGAATTAGCGTTTACCGTTAACTCCTTGTCCTCTTGCGCTTCCGTCAGAATTGCCAAGCCTAATTTTGGAGTGGCCATAAATTAATCCGGGAGACGATCGATAATTTCAATCGCACAAACAATACCGTAGATCATAGCTAAGAAAACAATTATAGAAATCATGGCAAAAACCAAAATGGATCCTTTTTTGTAATTTGGCAGATAGTCAAAAAGCGATCGAGTTGAGGTTTGCAAACACCAGCCTCCCAGCGGCGGTAGGTTTCACCGGAGACCCCTAGCTCGATCGCCATGCGTTGTTGAGAGTAGAAACCAGCCTCAGTTCTGGCTCGTTTAAGCCGTTCTGAGAACACACTTCTGTGCTGAGAACGATTGTTTTTCATGGCAAATTGGAAAAACTACACGGGGGAGAAACATGAGCCAGGCAGAACAAGAGCTAGAACTCGTTGAACAGGCGATTACTAAAATCCTGTCTGGCCAGGTTTCGGAATACGAAATTAAGGGTAGGCAAGCGACTTATTTGGATCTAAGGCAACTACGGGAACTTAGAGATGAATTGAGACTGCGAATTAAACGTGAGCAGGACATTCAGAACGGACGATCGAGAAATACTCTTATTCAGTGGAGAAACCCAGAATGAGTTTTTTCAAGTATATCTCTCAGTTAGATCGATCGCTTCCCAGTTTTGGGTTTATTGGCAAAAAACGATCGCTACCAACCCCCCGGACTCGGAGTTATGCCGGTGCAAGATCCAGCCGATTGGACATGGATTGGATGGCGGGGAGTACCAGTGCGGACGCTGAACTATCGACGGCACTGCGAAAGCTCAGAAACCGCAGCCGTGAACAGCTACGCAATAACGATTATGCACGGGGCGCAATAGCAACGATCGTTAATAATGTGGTTGGCGGTGGCATTAAATTCCAAGCGCAGGTTGGCAGTGGCAAAGGCTATAGCGATCGGCGAAACGAGCTAATTGAGGCGCTATTTGATAAGTGGAGCAAGAAAGGGAATTGTGACATTGCCAACCGCCTTAGCTTCTGCCAATTTCAACGGTTAGCACTGCGATCGATGATTGAGTCCGGTGAGGTGTTTATCCGCAAGCACTACCGGGGCGGATTGCTACCCTTTAGTTTGGAACTAATCGAGAGCGATCGGATTGAGGATCAGTATGGTTATTCTCCTTCCGGCGCAGGCAATATCGTCAAAATGGGAATTGAGTTCGACTCCTACGGCAAAGTAATCGCCTACTATCTGCGATCGTTTCACCCTGGAGATACGTTATTTCACCCCAAAGCGATCGGCTCTAAGTCGCCCTACGGACTGGAGCGGGTACCAGCGGATCAAATCATTCATTTGTTTATTCCAGAACGGCCCGGGCAGAGTCGGGGTGTTCCCTGGTTGAGCAGTTCCCTGCAACGGCTGAAAAACCTTGGCGGCTATGAAGAGGCGGAGTTGGTAGCAGCCAGGGCTAGTGCAGCGGTAATGGGTTTCCGAATTACAAAAGATCCGGATCTCACTGAATTGGACGATCGTGGACAGCCGGTAGACACCCTGGAGCCAGGGACGATCAAGGAGCTTGCCCCCGGTGAGGAGTTTGTTGGTTTCGATCCCACCCGTCCCAACGATGCCTTTGAACCATTTATCCGCATGATGCTGCGGGGTGTGGCCGCCAACTTGGGTATTGATTTTGAGAGTGTCAGCCGGGACTTCTCCCAGTCGAATTACTCAAGCTCCCGTCTGGCCTTAATTCAGGTAAGGGACAGCTATAAATCACTCCAGGACTTCTTTATTGAGGATTTCCTGCAACCCATTTTTGAGGATTGGCTAAATATTGCCGTTCTGAACGGATCCCTCAGCTTTCCAGACTACGAACGCAACCCCGATCGCTATACCAAAGTGCGGTGGAGACCTCGTGGATGGAGTTGGGTGGATCCGTGGAAGGAAACGCAAGCCTCGATCGAGGCAATTAATGCAGGACTTTCTACCCTCACTCAAGAACTGGCCAAACAAGGACTAGACATTGAGGAGGTGCTAACGGAACGAGCCACTGAACTGGAATTAGCCAGAAGTTTGGGATTAGTCCTAACTGATTCAGAACAGGCCACAGCAGGCGACGCTCAATTCTCAGAGTGGATGACTGTAGTAAATGATCCTTTTGAAGATGAGGAGGACGAGTTAGATGACTAATCTGCCAACAGGGTTGCTTAGGCGATATATGCCAATGGAGCAAAGAGGGTTAGCCGTGGCGGAGGAAACCCGGACGGTAAGGCTCTCAATCAGTAGCGCCCTGCCGATCGAGCAGTGGTTTGCTACTGAGATCCTGGAACACAGACAAGACTCGGTGGATCTGTCCCGTGCCAAATCTGGAGGGCAGGTTTTGTTTAATCACAATGCTGACGATTACGTTGGCGTGATTGATGATTGCTGGCTAGATCCTGGCACAGAACGCTGTTACGCGATCGTTCGATTTGACACTCACCCACGGGCAGAACAAATTTTTGCCAGTGTCCAGTCTGGCATTTTGCGGAATGTTTCGATCGGTTATCGGGTGAAGGAGTGGCAAGTCGAGGAGACTGCAAACAAATCTCAAAACCCGATCGTCCGTGCAACGTCTTGGGAGTTGCTAGAGGTTTCCTTTGTTTCCGTACCCGCTGATCCCAGCGTAGGAGTCGATCGGAGCTATTCAATGGAAGATCCAACTGAACCAGAGGAGAAATCCGTTGAACCCGAAGGGGAGACCGAGGAAGAACCGCAGGAGGCTGGGGCGGAACCAGCTGTTTTAGAAAAATCTACTATTACGGAGAATAAACCCGTGGATCATGAAATCCCGACTGAATTACTGGAGGCCGAACGCTCCCGCACCGCTGCGTTGATTGCGTTGGGTGACAAACACAACCTCAAAAAAGACTTAGTTCAACAGTGGATCGCCACCGGAGTTGATCTGCAATCAGCACGATCGCAGGTACTGGATCTCATTCAATCTCAGGCGGCAAAAAAAGACGAGGTTAAGCCTCTGAACCCGCTAGGTTTAAATCAGCGTGAGAAAGAGTCTTATTCGATCGCTCGTGCATTGCACAATCGCCTCCAACTCCTGGAAGGCAAAAACCCGGCTCAAGGCTTAGAACTGGAAGTCCACAAAGCGATCGAGGATAAACTAGGCCGTCCAACTGAAGGTATCTATGTTCCCGTCCGGGATCTCAACTGGGGACTCAATACCCGTGGCTATTACAGCCAGCGTGATTCCCTCCAAACCGGCCAGGCTACCCTTGGCGGAAACATAGTAGATACGGAACTTCGGAGCAGTGAATTTATTGAGGCACTGCGAAACCGCGCCATGATTTCCCGTCTGGGAGCCAGAATGCTGTCTGGACTGCAAGGCAACATTGATATTCCCCGCCAAAGTGGGACTGCTACCACCTACTGGATTGCAGAAGGCGGCACAATTACTGAGTCGAATTTAACGATCGACTTAGTTTCCCTCCGTCCTAAGGATCTAACCTGTCTCACTTCTGTTACCCGACGGATGCTGATGCAAGGAAGTTTGGACGTTGAGGCGCTGATCCGGTTCGATATGCTTCAGCAAATGGCACTCGGTATTGACTTAGCGGCAATTGCAGGCACCGGAATCAATAACCAACCCCTGGGAATCCTGAACACTCCCGGAGTCGGATCAGTAGTTATTGGTGCAAGCGGCGGTGCCCCCACGTGGAACCACCTCGTGCAATTGGAAACCGAAATCGCAGTAGACAACGCGGACGATGGGACTTGCTACTACCTCACCAATGCTCGGACTCGCGGAAAACTCAAAACTACCCCTAAAGTTACCGGACAAGACGTTTTCCTTTGGACTGATTCTCCAGTAGAGAAAGGCATGGGCATGGTAAACGGTTATGGCGCTGCGGTATCCAACCAAGTGCCTTCCAACGGTACAAAAGGCTCCGGCACAAACCTCAGTTCCATTATTTTTGGCGACTTTAGCCACCTTCTGATTGGCGAGTGGGGTGTTTTGGAAATCATGCCGAATCCCTACGGACAAGGCTACCCTAGTGGCTCTGTTCAAATCCGCAGCATGGTAACAGTGGATGTGGTTCCCCGCCGCCCGCCATACTTTTCTGTTTGTACCGATGTTGTTACCACCTTATTCCTATGAAATACCGAGTTAGAAAGTCGTTTGTACTGCACCGCCCCGATCGCCCCCCTGCCCCCGGAGGGACGATCGTGGATCTCACTGCTGCGGAATTTGAACAGTATGCTCACCAGTTGGAACCCTATGATGTTATCCCGCTATCTGAGCCACAGCCTGAACCGCTACCTGAACCGGAAACGGAAACGATCGTGCTTGAGCCTCCCGCAGAGGAGCCGGAAACAGAAGTGGAACCGGAAACAACAGCCAAGCGCCGCCGCTCCAAAAAAGATCCAGACTCAAATTGAACTATTCGGGATTTCCTAATAGTTGCCAACCCTGATTTACAAGGAATGTGACCATGACTTTGCCTAACCCTCCCGCTGCTATCAGCAGCTTTCTTGCCCCTGGTGTTCGCACCAAAGAGATTGTTGAAGTTATTGATTTAAGCGCCGCCGCTGCGGCCAGCTTTTCACTCAGTCAAACCATTCCCGCAAGCTCGATCGTGATTGCGGCGGCAATGTCCATTCAGCAGACGATTACTGCTGCCACTGCCGTTAAAATTGGCGTAGGACGGGTGACTTCCACCGCTGACCCGGACAAATATCTGCTATCTGCCGCCCTAACCGCCGCTGAACTGTCCAGGCCGGTAAACCAATGGGCAGCCCCTCT